TCTACTGACCAACACACATCTGGACAAAAATCTAATTGTACTATTAGACCTTCATATAGAGATAAATCTTGAGAAGTATAAATAGGATCTTTAACTCCAGTGCAATCTGTAAGCTCCCAGTAAATAGCTAAACATTCTTCACAAGTACCAAAGTTTGCAAGTACCGTAACATTCTGTACACTTGGTGGTGGTATGGTTAAAAGTTCTACTTTCCAACATCCTCCACAATCTAACTCAACTACTTTATCTACATATAAAGCTAAGTCTTCATATGTATAAAGTATTTGTGCAGAGTTTTGACAATTTGTAAGTTTATAAGCAGGTGGCGGAGAACATGTCTCACAACTACTAAAACTTTGTATAACTGTAACAGCTACCGCACACTCACAGTCTTCTGTTTCTTCAACTACCCAACATCCTTCATAACCTACTAGTACTACTATCTCATTATTAAGAGCATGTGTAAGTAAAGTAAATGAATTAGATGTAACAGTTTCTGTTATAGTTGGATCACAATTGGTAAGCAGAAAACATTTTTCTGGACAACCATTGACATCATCACATGGACCATTATCAAATATTTCTATTGTTTCTGTACCAGATAGAACTTCTGGATATGATATAGAACAAAACTGTGCTGGTGCAAATGCCGTAAGAGTTTCACCACCACACTCAAGGTAACTTACTACTCCTGAACCAGTTATGATATAACATATACAAGAACAGCTACAAGGTATATCTGGATCCACATCTACTTTCTGTGGTGAAGATCCGCAACTACCTTGTGGTAAAAGTTCTACAAAGAAGCATTCTCCAGGATACTGAACTAAACTTACAAACTGATTATTGTAAAGAATAAGATCATCTTCAGAAAATATTACTACACCATTACATGAAGTTAATTGAAAACATTGTGGAGTACATAAGCATTCTTCTGCTTCACATCCTTCAGTTATTAATTGAAAATTAGTTGCAGATGGTATATTGGGCAATGTTGGATTAGGAACAGTTGCCGGTGTAGTAGTTACAGTATAACATACTCCATTTTCTAAACCTAGTTGTGGAACTCCTGTAAATGTATAAACTCCAGGTACAGTTGGTAAAAACACACCATGTTGATTAAACTGTAATGGTTCTGCAGTTGGATCACAACAAGGAACAAATGAGTATATTACTGTAGCCGCCATTATTTTGTAAACTTATTTAAAGTATTATTTCTATTCTTACTAAAAGAATTTAAATCTTTTGCAGGTTGTATTTTAGTTGTTGTTTTAGCTGGTGCATTGTTTAAACATTTACTGCAACCGGATACTCCATTAACAACTCTTTTCTGACATCCACAAGTAAGATTTGTTCCGCAGTTTGGACATTTTGCCATTTTTTGTTGGTTTTAAAAGATTAACAATTTGTACAAGACATTTTATTAAGTAGCTTCAATGCATAATTATAAAGACTCATACCTTTCTGTGGTTCATGACAAGTCTCTACTTTTGCTTTTGCAGCTTGAAGATACATGAATATCATTCTAAGTTCTTCTAACTGTTGCTTAACTTTGAATGGTGGATCACATGCATTAGCATCTATATCACAAAGAACATTGTAATACTTATTTAATGCTTCTGTAATTCTCATGTGATTATATTCTACATATACTTGTTCTTTGGGTTCTACACTATACTTAATGATATAAATACCATCTGGTAAATTATAGTACGTATTACCGCAATCTGTAGTCTGTAATTGCAAATCACATGCAGTAATAGTTTCAGCAAAGTTGGCAGTAACATCAATTTGATTAGAGTAACCAAATCCAGGTACTGTAATATTTAATGTTGGGCAACTTATAGAAATAAGATTACTGTATACACTTGTATCAAATATCTTTAGAATACAAGGATTCATTACAGTAGGTACTTCTAAACTTAATACATGATTTGCCATGAGATATTTAATAAAAAAAGGGGATAGGAGTTTAGAACTCTTCTCCCCTTTTATGTTTTTAAAATTGAGTTACTTGATTAGTTACAAGAAACTACATTGTACGGATTATATACTGGAATAGCAGGGAATGCAATTGGAACCTCACATACTGTATCACAAGAATATGCATCTTCTCCTACATTAATTTCACAAACTCCACAAGCCTTTAACCAACCAGCAGTATCATCTGCAAAAGTATTAAGAGCAGCTAAAGAGAAAATCTCTAACATATACTGATCAGCATCAAATGTACCAGAAGGATTATAATTTCTTGGAACATTGTGTTGTAACATATATCTGTAGTATAATGCATTTCTATCAACAGAACTGACGATTTGGTTTCCTTGAGTAATCTCACGAATTCTAAAATCAGTTGCTAAGAAATTTTGTCTGTAAGATTCTGACAATGTTAAATCTCTTAATACAGTTTCTCCTAAACCATTAACTTGAAGACCTTGGCATTCAGTTACTACACAAAGAGTAGTAAATGCACATGGATCACCATTTAAGTCAACTTCTGATGCATACAATCTAACAGGCTCTTTTTCATAGAAGTCAGTTAATTGGAATGTACAGTCACCAAATTTAGTATCAACATAAGCACCATTTAAAATTAAACCAGCACAAGCTCCATCAACATGAGCAGTTGTAGGATATTGATCCCAAGTAATAGCACCATTAGCTGCTAAGAATGCAGCAGATGTTCCTGGAGCATATAATAATGTTCCGTCTTCAGCTTGTACAACAATTTGTACAAAAGGACCAACAATTGGATTAGTAGTTAAACCATTTGCCCATTTGATCATTACTTCTGTAGAGTCAACAGCAACAGGTGCAATTGAACCATCTGGACAACATCCTGTGTAAGCATCAACAGTGTTGTATGCATTGTGATTTAAAAATCTTAATGCAGGAGAACCTTTTACATCTAAACGTAAAGAGTAAGTCTCACCACATAAATATTCTTTACAACAATCTGGAGTAATTCCACATCCTTCTTGTGCATGAGCATCTGTTACTGTAGCTACATCTACAGTAGCATCATCATTACCAGCATCAAGTGTAAGTGTATCACCTACTACATATCCTTTTCCTGGATTGATTACAGTAGCAGAATCAACTGTACCACCTGTAACTACAATCTCTAAAATTGCACCTGTTCCAGTACCACCAGTTACTTCAACTGCATAAGTACCATTAGGATAACCTGTACCAGCTACTAGTGTATCAACTGTTAATACACCACCACCTGCAGTCCAATAAGTAGAACCTACATGGATTACATTATTTTGTGGAGCACATGGATTTACTTGATAAAATCTAGATACATATTTAGGGTTAACCATTTTAGACTTGTTAGTCTCTTGGTAACCACCTGCTAAAGGACCAATCTTGTCATTTGAATAAATTGCTGAACCAGCAAGATATAAATTACAACAAGGAGCAAATCCTTCATCATTGATATCAACTGATAAATTTGTTTTTGGGTTAAACCATCCAATGTATCCATCGGTAGTAGCTGTAGTAGCTGCACCATAAGTAGCAACATTAATTGCAGATAATTGATTTAAACCATAAGTAGGTACACCATTTGATACTAGGTAACCTCTATTTGTTGTAGCATTAACTGTAGTTCCATTAGGAAGAGTAACAGGAAATGCTGTTTGTGTCGGTCCTGTTGCCAGGAAGCTTTTTTTGAAAGCATGATTAAAATAAGCCATTTTGTTTTGTTTTGATTAATAATATACATATATAATATAATGAAAGATTTTTAATCTTCCAAATTATTTTAAGAAAAGCAACTTATACTTAGTAGAATTAATAGCATCCTTTACTAAATCTAAATTATTTACTATTTCTGAGTAAGGTAACTTACCTTGAAGTTTTGTTATCATGCCATACATATCTCTTAAATATGCTACACCATCGGCAACAGTGTCTAAAGTTCTTGGAGCAACATCTTTTAATGTTAAAAGTTTTTCAGCAACTCCTTGATAACCTTCAATTAAAGTATCAGCTTGTCCTGGTAAACCGTCATAAAAATCTCCAATAGCAACATGAGCAGCGTAGGATCCTTCACCTGTAATTTTAAGATGTAGTTTATGAAAACTGTTTCTTGCATTCATAAGTTCTACAGCACATGCTGCTACCATTGTATCTACAGAACTTCCACCTACTCCGGTATCTGGGGTAGGTTTAGGCTTTGATGGTTCAGACTTAGGTTGAGTTACAGTTACTGCAGGTCTCTCCGGAGCTTTACTTGACACATCTGGTCTTTTTAACATTCTAGGTTTTGATTCCATTACTTTTAGTTATTTCTTTCTGCAGTTTCTGTACCTCTAGAGAATTGATTTCCTGATTCAATGTCTCCTGCTAGTATTGCCACAGCTTCATCTATTATTAATTCTATTATATCATCTTTAAACTCAGATTCTATTTCTGCAGTAGATTCAACACCGGTATACGGATCAATGCACCCTTCTATCTGAATTTTTCTTGGTTGTCTATAATAAGTTAAAGAAGCATTTTGTACTTCAAACTCATTATTAGTATATACATGAACTGTGTCATTTATTAAAGTAGCAAATGTTTCCGCCCATTCAAAGTTTGGTTGCTTTGCTTTGTCTCTAAGTAAAACATTTAAATTACCTTCTTCTGCTAAGTATACTGTCATTCTTCTTTTTTCACAACATCCTTTTTTAGCATAGACATCTACTCTTTTCCACTGTAAATAATCTCCTGGAATATTTGCAAAGTAGTAGATATCTTTTGGAAAAGTATTTATTGGCTGAGAAGTTAATAAAACTTGTAAATCATCTTTTCTTCTAGTAGACTGCTCATCACCTTCTTTGACAATGTTGACACCATGCAATTGTCTTCTTGACCACTCTACTTGAGCTTTATTAAAAGACTCAACTACTTGCCAACACTCTATGTTATCATAGTCATTGCTGTCAAGCTTGTTCAGCCTTTGTTTCATCTTTATTGTAATTACACTGTTAGTCATGTCTTACTTTTTGCTTTTTACAGACCCACCTTTCTTCTGCCTATTATATAAACTTTTGTAATTCTTACCTTCTTCTGAATTCCAATCTATATTATTCATTCTGTTTATTACATTCTTTGTTGCCCTTTCATTACCTTCTTGATTTAACAAACCTGTATTTGGCATTAATCCTGTTCCAAACATTTTATTGTTTGCATTGACTGCAGGTGATCTAAGATAGTTTTCAAAGTTAGATCTATCACTTTTTTCTTTTTGTCTATACATGTTTTCATCACCATAACCCATTCTTGGTTTATTTTGAGCATACGGAATTTTTGAAGCAGCTGTAGAAGGAAACTCTTTATCTAATCTTTTAGAATCAGATTCAGTTAATGGTCCCGAATAAGTGTTATTAAAAGACATACCATCCTGAGCTTTCTTTAAAGATTTCTTAAAGTCTTTCATAGCACCACCAGCTTTCTTATAAGCAGCAGCTTTATTATCATTAAATACCTTAAGAGCATTCGGCTTTGAAACTGTCTTTTTCATGATATTATTTTTTACGCATTTTAGATAATGTCATAGCAAGTCTAGCTCTTTGTCCAAGCTTACCACCTTTTTTAGAAGCAGCTTCAAGTTTTGCTTTAGGTATCTTCTGACCTTTCTTAACTCCAAGAGATTCTCTTAAAGCTCCAGGTTTTTTAATTGCACCTTGAATCCATTTCTTTTCAGCCATGATTATTTTCTTTTTCTCATTTTAGCTCCAGCAATTCTATCTGCAGCAGTTGGTTTAGGATTTTTATCTATACCAGCTTTAACTGATAACATACCAAATGCTGAACCACCTTTAGCCATCTTGCGTTGCATAACACATCTTCCATTCTCATCTGTAACCATACCTCCTTTGCAAGAAGCTTTTACTGCACGGTTAGGAGCAAATGCTCCACCTTTCTGAAGCATTCTACCTTCATCAGTCATAGGATTGTTACCATACTTAGGCATACCAACAATACCCATTGAACCACCTTTCTGCATTTTTTTAGCTGGTGCTTTACCACCTTTTTTCATCTTTGCTCCACCACATTGAGCACAACCCATTTTTTTCATGACTATTGCTTTTTAGATTTTCTTTTTGCCATATTCTTCATTACCTGTTCTTTAGTAATAGTTTTTTGTTCTGGAAACTTTGGCACAGGCTTATTATAATTCTTTTGAATGTTTTTTAAATTTTTTTTACTCTTAGTATTAATTAAAGCATCTGCTTTAGTAAGAGTTTTTTGTTCTGGAAATTTTGATGAACCCTTTAATGCAGTACTAGCCATTTTAACAATTTTACCTAATTGAGCTTTTTCTAAAGATTTTACACTACCACCAGCTTTTTTATACTTTGCTGCATTAGCAGCAACCTTTTGTTTATTAGCCTGCACTTTAGCTTTATTAGCTTCTACTTTCTTTTTATTATTTTGATTTTTTTTATCATATGTCATAGCAGCTAAAGTAACTGCAGTAGGTACAGCTAGAGCTGTTTTTAATCTTCTATCTGATTTAGTTGCTCTATAAGCATCCCAATCTTCTATGTTTTTGAGATTTGCAGTTTCTGCTTTTTTAGCAGATTTATAAGCAGTCTTTCCACCTCTAACAGCACCTTTAGTTGCACCAGCTATTGTTTTAGCAATGGTTCCAAGCTGAGCTTTTTTTAAACTTTTCTTTTTCATGACTATATAATTTTTAACAGTCCCATTTTCTTAAAGACTTGTTGATCCTAGAGTTAGGGTCATTAGCTGTCTTTGAGCTTGTTATTTTTTTCTTAGTAGTTTTCATTTTTTATGCTGGTGCAATTGGTGTAACTGTTCCTGAAGAACCTCTATATTTCAATGCTCCAGCTTCTACATAAAGAATACCTCCACCGGTAAGACTTACAGAAGGAGCTGTTCCATTTTGCATTAGCAATCTATCTGCGTTTACAAATTGAAAATAATCAATAGAATTAGTACTAATTCCTGTAAGCGTAGAACTTGGTTTGTCATAGATAGTATTAATAATTGAGTAAATACCTGCAACACTTATAGGTGCTACACTATTCCCCGCTGTAACAAGAACTTGGCTATTAAGTAAAGTTAAAGTTGTTGAAACACCAGTAATAGTTATGCCATTACCACCTAAAGCTGTTACAATACAATCAACTATTGCTAAATTACCTGCACTTGCTGATGGTGTCACTACACTATTACATCCTTTTATAATAACCTGTGCTGATGCATTACTAACTGATACAGCAACATTTTTATTACCGTTAATAAGAGTGATGTTTGAACCTGAAATTTGAATACCTCCAGTACATTGCATTTCTGTATTAATAATCTCTACATAACCACTAGATGATTTGGTTAAATTAGTATTAATTGTACAATTACTTACATAAGCTTGAGCTGTTCCTGTAATAGCAAGGTTATTCATAGAAAAACCTGAAATACGAGCACCTGAACCTGCTGTATTAATGGTTAAAGTTCCATAAAGAACAGTGTTTCCACCAGTTAATTCAGTAGTTTGTAAAGTTATATTTCCAGAAGCAATTGTAGGATTTTCTGTATACCCACCTGGATGAAGAACAATAACTCTGCGTTGTGCTGTTATCAAAGTTAATGCTTTTGTAATAGTTGCAACAGGTGTAAGTAAACCACCATCACCTGTAGTATCATTACCATCCACTTGACTTACGTGTACCTCATAAGCATATCCAGTAAAAGGAATATTACTGTTATTTAATTGAAGAACTAAGTCATTTAATTGACCTAAAAATGCTAATGCATTATCTCCTTTATTTCTTAGGAGTAAAGGATTAGGTGATTGAGGAGAATATTTTTTGAGTGCCATAATTATATATAATTAAATCAGCAATTCCATTTTTTTCTTGCAAGTCTTAATCTACTATTTGGATCTTTAGCTGCTTTTGGAAAATTAGCCATTTGCCCTGCAGATCTAGCACAGAAACTCTTACGTCTCTTAGCATCTTTACTTCCAGCTTTAAGCTTAGAAGGTTTAGTAGTTACAGCTGTCTTAAGTTTAGAACCTGGATTAGCTGCTCTATAACTTGCTACACCTTTAGCATTAAGACCCCCTTCTGGATTCTTGCCTTCTTTTCTAGTCCAAGCAGGAGTAGAACCACCAGATTTCATCTTAGGTTTCTTACCAGCTTTCTTCATAGAGATAGCTATTGCTGCTTGTTGTGCTCTGGTCTTTGCCATGACTATACTTTTTTAACTCTTCTTCCCATACCTACTCTAGACTTTTCAGCTTTCTTAGCAGATAGTTTAGAAGGAGTCAATTCATATTTAGTTTTAGGTGTTTTACTAGAAACTCTCTTGGTAGGCCGGCAGTATTCATTTTTACCACCGGCTCCACAAGCTTTTCCAGATTTTGTATCTTGCCATTTTTCTGCTTGCCATCTTTTAAGCTCTGTACCTTTCTCAGTCTTTCTCACTTGCCCTTTACCTTTACGGCATTTTGCAATAGCTTGAGAAGCTCTAGCAGAAGGAAATACAGCATAACGTGCTTTTACACTATGGTAGCATGAATCTTTAGGCATCTTATTTTTTCTTCATTGACCCACCTCTTTTCATAGTAGGCTTCATTGTCATACCATACATAGCTTTAGGTGTTGCAGTCTTAGGAGCAGCACTTGTTCCACCAACTCTACCTTTAGCTACTTTAGATGCAGCAGCTTTAGGATTAACTCCTGACTTAACACCTTTAGATCCAGGAACAGTTTGTTTGCTAACTTTAGAATTAGCATTAACCATTCCACCAGTTTTCATCATGGCAGCTTTAGCTTTTAATTTTTTAGCTCTATCACCTTGTCTAGCAGATCTATTAAACAATTGTTCTGCATCAGCATAGTCCATCTTCATACCAGAAGATTTAGCTTCAGATAAAGTAGCTTCTGCTTCTTTGTAAGTTCTTTGAGCTTTGCCCATTTTTTTAGCTGCTCTACCTTCTAATCTTGCTTTTTTTGGTGTACCACCATCTTTATACTTTTTCATTTTATAATTTATTAAGAATTCCAATACTTTTCACAGGCACTGTTAAGATCCTTAAGTATATCCTCATTTAAAGGATTTTTTAAATGCTCAATAACATCAGATACGTTTCTACCAAGTAAAGCATTTAACTTAGTATGGTATATATATCCATCTGCCTTATTAATAATATACTTAAAAAATACGGAATCTCTAACAATTGCTTTAATTTTTAATGTTTCCATATCTAAGTTTGCAGCTTCCATAAAAGATTTTGCAGCTCTTTCTTTATTAGTTTCTGCACCATCACCGTTAATATATATATCCATGTTCTCATAGATAATATCATTCGGTGTTGATTTTCTATATTGTGTGCTATCATTATCTACAACTTTTGCAATGTAGAATAACTTAACACTGTTTTTATCAAATAATTTCTGAAGCTCAGAAAGTGCTTTGTTACGCAGCTTTTTGTATTCAGTTCTTACCATTACTGTTTCTTCTTCTTTATCAAGATAAAACTTTGGTGGAACTGATTTAGATCTAGCATCATCATAACTTTTTGCTACAATAGAAAACCCTCCGGCTTCAATAGCATGAAGTTTAATTCTATCATATGGGTCATTAGTATTTAGATATAATGGTTCATTACCGCATGATAATGTAATCTTATTCCAAAAGTCAGCATTACTTGGACTTAGTAATGTTACTTTATTCCAAAAGTCTTTATCTTCAGGATCAATTACATTAGCTGCAAGTTCTTTTTCTAACTCTACTATAGCTTCTCTAATTTGTTTTACTTTAGCTTCTTTTAACTCTGAAGCAAGTAATTTAATTTCTGGTGCAAATTCATTTAACCCAGTTAAATATCTTACTACACCATTATTTTCTAAGCAAGCTAATTGCTCAGTATGTGTAACTCCATCAAATAGAGTCATACCATATTCTTCTAATCCCATGTTAGAAGATGCACTGTCAAAGAACGGTCTGATAGCAATTGCAGTTTTTCTTACACTACCTTTACCGGTTTCTACCATTGTGAAATTTTCCATGTTTGTTGGTTTTTATTTTTTTGTTGGTTAAAATAAAAAACAGAGAGTATCACTAATGACACTCTCTGCTCTTTTATATATTAGAATGATCCACCTGTAATTGGGTTTCTCATAACAATCTTAAGAACCTTAGTAGGATCCTTAACCCAGATAGCTGGCATTGTTTGAGACATCATTACACGGTATCCATTGAATTGTCCAGAAGACTGGAAACCTTGAGTTCTACCCATATAATCCATAGTACCATTCTGATACCACCACTTAAGTTGGTTATCCCAAGATAACTTTAATAAGAAGATGTTATCATTAGTATTATCTGTGATATCAAAGATAATGAATGAGTAAGAAGATAATGGGAAACCATCAATGATTGGATTCTCAATGTCATTAGTATGAACATTGTCAAATGCTGGGTTAAGAACAAACTTAACATTTGCCAAGAATGGAATTACATATGAAGTATATGCAAATCCAAAGTTCAAATCCATACCTTTACCAGTGATAGCACCAATGTCAGCAGCTTGGATCAAAAGACCAGAAGATACTGCTTCTCTTTTGATAGCTTCATTAACCATTCTCATACCACCCATACCAGTCTGAACTACTAGAGATCTTTTTGGATCTGGACCTTGGAACTCAACCTTACCATTGAAGAAGTTGTAGATTTCTCCACGGAATAAATCTAATGTAAAGTTGTTCTTGTTGTATACTCTTTTAAATGAGTTGTCCAACTGTTTCCAAAGACCTACTGATAATCTGATATCATCTGGACCATCTTGCTTAACTCTACCTCCTTGTCCCCACATTAAGTAAGTCTCAATGTCAGTAGCAATTTTAGAAAGGTGAGCAGCTTCCATAGTAGTCAAGAATGTTCTTGACAAGTCTCCGTTATCAAAAGCTTTCTTTACTTTGTCTTTACCAAGAACTTTTACCATATCTTCTAAAGATGTGATAGAAGGATCATTAGTAGCTCCAAAGTTTCTCCAGATCTCAGTTACAGGAACTGTACCATCTGCATTCATACCACCTTTGATCATAAGATCTGCACGGCTAGAAATAGAATAATGTACGTGAGCTTCAGCACCTCCTACAAAGTTGTAGAATTCACGGAAACCAGTTCTTGTTTGGATGTCAGAAAATCTCTCACCATATTCTCCTCTAGCAGAACCTTTACGGAATACTTTAGTACCGTTAGAAAGGTATCTGTTATCTAAGAAACGGTTGTTGTCATTATCTACAAGTTGTACTGTATAGATAAATCCATCACCTACAGGTAAGATGTCTTCAGTTGGTACAATGTACATCTCAGCTCCGTTGTATTTGTCATATGTGATGATATCACCATGTCCAAATTCTCTTCTGCTAAGTTTGATACGGAATGTAGTACCATCTACACCTTTAAAACTGTTGTCTGGTTCAATGTCTTCAATGATATAAGGAAGATCCACTGATACTGGAGTCTGCCACTTATACTCACCACGAGCATTATCTACCATAATTACATTCTTACCACCAAAGCTAGACATTTGGTAAAGAGGCATTTCCACCTTCTGAGCCATAGCCCATAGGTCTACTGGACCTAAGTCCATTGGTTCTGCATCCTTCAACATGTTAACCAAGTGGTATGAATCTACGTGTGAACTTGCCGCATAGGCTGTATCCCGTAGAAAGATACCATTGTTTAAAACTGGAGTTGCCATTTTTATTTGTTTGTTTATTTGTTACTAATTAAAATCTTTTGAACATATTACCTGCTCTAGGTATAGTTCTTTGTTGTTTACTACTTGCTGGTTTTCTTTGTGGTTCTTCTTCTTTATAAACACCTGTACCAGATGAAGCTAGTTTTCTACTTTCTTCTGTCTTAAGTTGTCTCACTGTTTTTTCTACAGTTTGTTTTGAGCCTTGCTCTCTTACCTTACCTTTATATCCATCTGGATCTGCAAGTAACCATAAAGCTTCTGCAATCAAATCATGTCTTGGTTCTACAAACTGATACTTCTCAAGTAAGTGTCCAAGCAAATTTGTTTGCTTACCAGAAATTGAAGGATAGTTAGGTTGAACTAAACCTGAGAAAAGTAAACCTTGTGTCTTCTTATCAAGCTTAACACCACCTAGTTCTCCTTGAGCTAATGTACTGTATACATTATCTTGGTATGCTCTAGCTTGTTCTGCTTGTTGTTGTCTCTTATACTCTTGCTCTGCTAGTTGTCTTGCAACAATCTCTTCTTGCATTTTATCTAGCTTAGGTTTAAACTGATTTGCTTTCTGAGCTATCTTGTCCATGTCAGCCCAGTCTTGGATCTCAGACTCAATTTCTTCAGGATTACCATCTGCAAAACCTGTAGCATATAGATACTGTCTTACAATTTCTTCTTGATCTCTTTCATTAGAAGGATCTAAGTCTCTCATTTCTTCTACATGAGCTAAGGTTCTAAATAAACCTTTTAGATCTTGACCTCCATCTGCAACATATTTAGCTGCAATTTGAAGTTCTTCTGGAAGAGCTTGGAAGAATTCTCTTGGTGTGTTTTCTCTAATCTCAGCTTCTTTCTGATTAAAGTTAGCTTCAAATAGTTCTCTAAAGTCTTTAGTAGTATATTCTTCTAGATCTTTGTCATCATCAAATGGAAATAAAGCTCCATCTTCTATCATTTTCTGAGCTAGTTCTAAAAGACCTGACTTATCTACTTTAGGTCTACCTTTATTACCTGCATCTTCTTCCTGAGAAATTAGTTCATTTAGTTCACTAATAGTCTCTTCAACTTCTGCTTTCTTTTCAGCTGTTTCTGCTTTAGTTTCAGCAGTAACATCTGACTTGTCAAGGAACGTGTAATCTGAATTCTCCGATGAAAAAACAGATTTTGGTTTTTCTTCTTCTTTGCCTGAGTCAGGAAGCATTACATTTTCTGCACCTGGCATTCCAAAGACTTCATCCAAATTGATGTCAATCTGATCTACAACAGTAGAGTCTTGAACTTGATCATCAAGTTTTTTGTTTAAATCTTCCATTTTGTTGGTTTTTGTTTACAATATAATATACAAATTAAACTTGAAAAATTTATTACCCCTTTGATAATTTTTTGCAATATATAGCTACTAGCTATTCATTATCTGATTTTTTATCAAATCTGTTTTTATTTTCTTGTGCAATTTGTAATTGTTTATTTGCAATTTCTCTTTGTGCTGCTATCTTTTCACGCTCTATTTGAGTTTTCTGAGATTCAGCATTCATCCGGTTAACTTCCTTCTCTCTCTGAAGATTAGTTTGCTCTTGATACTGTTCAGTTTCTCTTATGTCTTTCATAGCATCAGCATAGTCAGACATCTGATTTTGATTAACATCAGCTGTAGCTCCATAACCTGCAGCTCTAATTTCAGCTACGGTTATATCTTTCTGAATCATCTTATCATCTCTATCTGCTGCAGCCTGAATATCCATCTCTTTTTGTTTTTCTTGAGATGCAAGTTGTTCTTGCTGCATTTGCTGAGCTTGTTGCATTTCTTGTTGCTTCTGCTGTTGTTGTTTTTGTTCTGCGTCTTTAAGTACATCATTAAGCTGTGCTAATGAATCTGACTGAATAAGTTTACCAAGATCATAGATAGATGCACCAGTAGTGTTATTCTGAATAGCCATAGACTTTAATTGTTCTAATACAGCTCTATGATTAGCTGTAGTAGTGCAGAATATATTTAAGTCTCTTAGCAAAAGATCAGTACCATTTATCTCAAAGTTTACTTTCTCATCTGCAGAAGTCATATAACTTAATCTTGCAGATGGTTTAGTAGAATGATAGAACTGTGATAAGTCAGTACGCATCTGATGCACTCTAGGCATTAGATAATCACAGTGTTGTATAAAGTACATCTCTGTTTGTGCATAAGAAGCATTAACAGCTTGTTCAACACCGGTAGCGGTTTGTTGAGAAATCTGTTGACCCATTCTTTGTGGATTAACACCAATTACTTCATATGCTTGTTGCTTAAAGTAATTAGCCAGGTTAATCCTTGACATCAATCTATTGGTCTGTTCTAGATCAAGTTTCTGGAAATGATTAAAATTTAATGCATTCTCAGTATTAGTAATAGATGTGTCTAATGGAAGAATCTGAAAGTTCTTCATTGCTACGTATGCTTTAGCATAATTACCTTTACCCCAATCTTCTCCCAAAGAATGTCTTGGTAATGAATTTTGATCAAGCATGATAACAGTACCAAGTTCATCTACTAAAATATCTGCTATCTGATTGTTTACAATGTTGTATCCAATCTGGTATGGTTTCATTAGATCAATCAGAGCTGTTGACTTAGTATTTCTATCAGAGAACACAGCTCCTTCTACAGGAAGCTTGCATCCATATAAACTTGAGTCTCCTTTAAACTGAAATTTTAATGGTCCTATATGGTTTTTATCTATACCAATATATATTGGAGAAAAACCACCTGGGTTGTTCATACCCCAGAATGATGGTAAGTTTGGACCAATTTTTACTCCACCCCAAACTTCATTAATCCAGATCCAGTCTATGTGTTCACCAAATAAAAGATTCTCTTTGTTTTTATTTTTAAAGAGTCTTGTATCATAAATTGGTTTATCAGTAATCTTATAGTCTTCAGTAACTATTTCTGTAAGTACTTCTCCTGTATCTAATATCTTAGTAAGGTGTCCAACTTTTCTTTGTGACTTCCAATATGCAGTTGTTACTCTTACTAGGTATGCTGTACCTTGATCAAAGTAATCTTCTCCTTCAGATAGTATTTGGTTAATGATATCTCCGCCATCATATACTGATCCGGCCATCATTGTTGTATACTGTCTATAAGCAAGAGAAGGCATATTAACATTCCAATCATGAGACTTAGTAGCATCATAGTATGTTCCATCATTTTGATAACCTCCGACAACATAACCAGCAGATCTAATAGGATAGATTGCTTCTAATGCTTCATGTTGTTCTTCGGTAAGTACGTATCCAAATTTATCTATAACATCTGCAACAGTAAGCATATCAACTTTACCTACCCAGTTACCTTGTGAAAGGTATCTTGCATCAGGAGATTTATGATAGAAACATACTGGTGGATTCCAGAGCTCTACTTCATAATCATCCTCCATCATTTTCATGTGCCAGAATTCTCTATCTGTAATGAGCATGTCTCTGAATCCTCTTTCTTCAAGCTCATCCATTCTGAATCTTTCTGTGTCTACTTGATGCTGATGTGATGCCCATTGCTCTACCATAGACCGGTAATCTTTTCTAAAGAAACCTTCTATTTCTGGCAAAGACTTAATACTATCAGGACTTATTTGCTGTTGAAACTCTTGAGACTGAGGATCTAAACCTTGCTCCATAAGTGCAGCAAGAATTTTAGTTTGTGCATCTGCCATTAATGTATCCTCAACCATCTTTCTCTTTTGTTCCATCATATCATTATATGAGAAATCATCAATAGCACGGTATGTAAGTTTAGTAGATCTCTTTGCAAATTCAGCTACTAAAACATTAATAACATTTGGTATGATTGGATAGAATTTTAATTCTAGTGCAGACTGGTCTTCTCTAGTAAGTACTTCTACAATATCTCTATATTCATTATCTTCTTCTATTATATAATCAGACTTATCAATAATACCTTTAGCTAACTTATAGTTTTTCATTAGTCTTCTGGCATTTCTTCGGATCTGTTTAATACCATTCCACTCCAACCAGTCTAAATTCCAAGCAGCCCATTCTTCATTTTTATCTTTCTTAGGTAAAAACTGTAAGGGTTGAGTAATACTACCCATTCTGTTATGTTCAGACTTGGCTCCCTTTTTTAATTGTAATGCATTATATATTTGCATAGTTCTTATTTAAAGTTTTTAAATGGAGATTTTTTAAACTTTTGTCCATTAACTATTTGCCCTCTTCCTATATTACGGAATGGGCTATGAGATAATTTATATAAATTTTCTGACTTTTGCAAGTTTTTAGCTGCTTCATCCATAATAACTGTCTTAGCATAACCTCTATTTGAATTCTGTATTTTCATAAAAGAAACAAGTGCTGCAAATGAAACTAGCCTATCTACGTTGACCCCATCAGAGTACTCTCTCATCTCTTTAATTAACATAGGATCTGGAATTCTTTCTATACCATATGTTGTTCTAACAACAGTACCATCAGGTTTTACTTCTTGATCTAATTCTTCTTTACAAAATTCAATAGCATAACTTAAGAGATGTGCTTTAAATAAAACACCGGTATTTTTCCAACCATACTCTTGAAAAACATTAGCATTAGAACCTAAATCTTTTAAGAACATAATCTGACCTTTAGGTACTAAATATCTTTGTTTCTTTCTTTGAATCATATACTGAATAAATAAAGATATGTTATTCTCTACAATAGCCCAGGCATTATACCATTCAATTATTAATTCTAACTGTTTATGTGTTTGATTTATATCATCATACCTGCCGCACCATGCAGCTACTATTTTATCTTGCTCAATATATGTTTCTGTTTCTGTGCCCATAACTTTAGTTACTTCTACAGCAGCTTTCATAACATAAATAGAGCATAATGATTCTGATGTTGTAGTTTTACCTTCACCCACCGGGTCAATAGATGCATAATAGTGTACTCCGAATATTGGTTCTTTTATTGGTCTTTCCCATACTACTAGACAACCTCTTTTATCTTCTGTTTTTTTATTTACAGGAAACTCCATAATAGGTCTTTTAGCACTTAGAGTAACATGTGGCTTTCCTTCAGCTGTTGTAGTAATATCTAAAAACTCATAAGAGTATTCTTTTTCTTCTATTCTTCTTTCTTGTGCAGCAAGAAGATGCGGTGGAAATACAGATACCGTTCTATGAGCAAATGCTTCTTTAATATTTCTAGGATGCTGAGAAATTCTTAACTGATATTCTTCTGGAGCTAACTCCTTTTTCCACTGAGCAAACTGTTCATCTAAAGCTTTTAATGCTTCTTCTACAAGTGAATTACCATAGTCATCTATGTATGGTGGCATAGACCATTGTTCAGGAATAAATAAACCTGACATACCAACAGTATTCTTTTCATCTAGAAGATCTGTTTCTACAGCATAAATATCTTTAGATAATGGATTCATTATCATATCCTTTAATGGATTACATTGTGATAAGTCACCCACAGATCCGGCTGCAATAAACATTCCTGTAGTTATTAAACCAGATCTCATTGCTGGTCTCATATACTCATAGGTCTGATCCATTTTAGGAGCAATACCTGCTTCCTCATGAAAGAAGAATTTAACTGGACCACCGACACCATTTGTTGGATCTTTCTCAAATGACATACCTTGTATAGTACCTTTGAGACCAACTTCATTCTTTCTATCTCCTTTTCTTACTTCAATCTTTTGCTGCCACATCATTACTTTCTGTGGATTCATAGGTCTATACCAAGCAGTGTGTTCATTTAAGAATGCAGCATACTCATCTAAAAATTTCCAAGAACCTTTTTCATTAATGTAATCTTTAAGACTAGCACCCATTTTTAAAGTAACACCGGCTTCAAACCATTGCTGATTAATAAGCTTACCCATATGATAGTATGAGGATGCAATCTGACGTTTCTTTAAAATAGCAGAGTGTTTGTAGTTTAACTCAGCAAGTAACTCATATAATGCTAAATGATACTGGGCATCACGTATTTTAGCAAAGTCAAACTTCTGTTGTTCTTTATCAAAGATTGGTAAGAAGTTTAACCACATATAATACTCTCTAGCTATAAACCAAGTATTATCTGCATCTTTAACTATAACTCCTTTACGGCATTTTATTTTTTGATCATCCCAATATGCTACATAATCTAATGATTTAAATGGAGATGTACAGTATATTCCGTTTTTTCTAAAGTTGGTTGACTCAGATATAAATATCTTATTTGTAGTTTCATTGAAGTTATATTTTCCTGGTATTTTAAATATTTCAAAAATAAACTTACTGAAGTCTTCTCTGGATTCAAAACTTGTTGTTGTCCATTCTCCATTGTCATAGGTTGGTATATCTTGATAAATTTCACTCATTACATGTCATATGCTAATCCTTGACCACCTCTTACTTTACTTTGCTGTTCATCTTGTAGATCTTTATATACTCCTTTAAAAGATGCTCTAATCTGTTCAAAGTTTTTAGCAGCAGCAATTATTGAATTTATACTACCATCTCTACCGTGTGTAATAGGAGTATTCTCCATATATCTTCCTAATCTATCTAACATAGATGCAATACCTTTATATGCTCTGAATGTTGGAGTTTCATATAGTCTTTTACAAAACTCTAATGCTACATATATAGTATCATCTTCTGTAGAAAATTCAGCTTCTATCTGTTGTAATATAAGTGCTTCTTTATCTACATCTGGAGCAAAGAAAAATGGATTAAGATCTGGATTAGGACAGCTCATGTAAAATATATATTGATATATCTTAAGATAGTCTTCCGGATACTCATCCATAATATCTTTAAGAGCTTTTAATGTATAACAATGCTCTGTAGGAATTACTTTTCCATTCTGAACATCAAAGAGTTTAGTTAGCATCATTTCTTTTTAATTTTGTCTTTGTTATCGTGTAAGTAGTGTATGATTGCTAATACTTCATCTACTAAGTATGGTATTGCTATTGGTATAACTTCTTTTACAATTGGATCTCCATTTGCATCTTTTTTACTTATAGGATATCCCCAGTTATCTTCTCCTTCTACTTCAAATACTACATGGTGTATAAATATTCTACCCGGTTTAAGTTTAGGATTATGCTTTAATATAATATACATATAAATACTAAGCTGTAAAGCATAGTGATAGAAATGACAATCATCTAAAGAATCTACAGGGGGCATCATCTTAGCAGACTTGCCTTCCCAATCTACATAAGATTCTTTTTTAATTTCTTTATTGGTCTTGTAGTCTATGATATTTACTTTACCATTAACTATTTCTACTAAATCTGACTGACCGCAAATACCTGCAGATCTTAAATAAACCATATGCTCAGGATAAACTCCTGGTTCAAGTTTTTGAACTGGAGCAACTCTGATTCCGTTATTTTCACCAGATGGTTTAAATACTGGTACAGTAACACCTTCTCTCTCTATAGATGCTAAAGAGCATAGGTCAGCTTCTCTTTGATTATGATACCATGTACCTAGAGTAGTAGATCTATTAGCTTCATTCTCCCAGATCTGTTGAATAATTTCTGGTTCAATTCCAGACCACTTAGACTTCTTGCTTTTAGAAACTTTTGCTGCAATTTTTTTTGCATCAAATGGAGTTTTAAAATGAGACACTAATGTGGTAACACTTATCCAATCTATAGAGTCATCATCTAAGCTTCTATAACTATGATCCTGTGCATTGAATACTATCATAGCTCTTCTAGTTTATCTTCTTCTTCTTCTGTAGCAATAGCATCCCATTTACCTAATGGACACTCAGAAGATAGAGACCGAGTTTTAAAAGCAAGAGAACAACCACATTCATTACAGCATGGAGCTGTACCTTTTACTACACACTTTCTTCCTTTGCTTGGGCACTCATAACAGATAGAATATCTTAACTGAGCAATATCCTCAACAGTTTGATCTCTTATAACTGAATTAGTTATCCCCTCCAGAATTTGCTTCCTGTTCTCCCAGATTGTTTTTAGTATACTCATCTTTTTTCTCTTTAAATTTCTGCTTGTCTTCTTCTTGTAAGATTAACTTTCTTTCCATTTCTATTAATAGTTCAAGTTTATTCTCTACTATTCTTTTATTATGGTAAGCACTAAATGTAGAAGTATCATGGTTTTCTAATACTTTAGAATATCTTGTTATAGACTTCTTAACCATACCTGGCCTTATAACAAAATGACCTAATCCTTCTACATTTATTCTAGGGTGTGATAAATTACTAAGTTGATTTTTTAAAGCTTTATAATAAAACTCCATTAAATGCTCAACTAAACTTTCTTCAATATTTAAATCTTCTGCAACTGGTTGATATAATTTATTAATCTTCTTTGGTATCATATCCTAAGAATTTAAAATCTAATAACACAGTTCCTTCAGTTTGTATTTTTAATAAAGGATTTAATAAGATTAGTTTTTTATTGCTTGTATCTTTTACAACTAATCCATTTTTCTCAGCTTTATTAACACAGTTTCTTACAGTTTGAGGAGATTTAAAAATCCAACCTTCTTCTGCAGAAGCATCTAAACAAAAGTTAGTAAGTTCAATTGGCTCATTAAAACTTAGTAAAGTCAGACAGTTAAGATCAGACTCACTCATTGCTATACGGTTAATATAGCAATGAGTTAATATCTGAAACTTTACAATGTCCCATTTGGGCATTTTAACTTTTTTCTGTACCTGATTTACTAAAGCCATGATTAGCTCTTTTTCAATTTTTTACCAGAGTTTTGTGTTGGTGGTGGTACTGGAAAATCATCTTTATCTTCTTCTTCACCTTCTGCATCTGGGAATGAATTTGTATTCTGAGCCATCATTGCAAACTGATACTGAAATGTTGCTCTTTTAAATCTTGCTTCTTCAATATCAGTAAGTAATTTTTCATACTGTGATTGAGATTCTAAATAAGGAATTGAATCATCAAAAAACTTTTTCATTTCCTCTTTTCTTTGAGTCAATTCTTCTGGACTCAAATTCATTTCTTCTTGTTGGTTTTCCATAATATATATTTTTTATTTAGACAAATATACAATATTTGTTTAAACATAACAGATTTAAACAAAAAATCCAGATACTGTAAGTACCTGGATTTAAGTAGTAGCATTAGCTGGTTTTAGTGTGTATTTGGCTTATAACATTTGCTTCCTCTACAAGGAGTATTTCTCCTTGCAACCTTGCTTTGCTTAAACCTTCTTTTCTTTTTATCTCCAGGTCCTCCTAAGATAGAACCAGGAGCTGCATTAGAGCTCATAAAGTCTTCAGTATTTATAACAGCTCCTAAAGCACATTGCCTTAATCCTTTAAAATTTTTCATGATTATCTATTTTTGATTGTGAAGTTAAAAAGAGTAAGCATGTAAAAATCTCTAGATATATCTACTTCAATAGTAAATACATCTATTTTGCCTAATCTAAATCTTATCTGAAATTTGTCCCACTGTTTATTGTGGACTCTCCAACTGTTTCTAATTATCATACTATATCATTTGATTCAATTAATGTATAAGTGAACTTGTTTCCATTAACAGTTCTAGCTTTGCGGCAGATAGCCATAAATTCTTCAAAGTCTTTAGATTTCTTAAACACTTGACAACCTTCTGACCAGTTCTCTACAAATGTAGAATCTGAACCTGCTTTGTGTATGTTAATACCAAATAAACCTTCTTGTGTTTTATCCTCAGCATATACCATGTTACGGTCAGCATCACGGAAAACTTTAACAGCTTTATTTTGCCCTAATGCTTCATACTTACCTGCGTGAAGTCTGATAATGTGAGAATCTATATACTGACCTTCAACAAGTCTTGCAACTCCTGCTTTGTTACCAAACTTCATAACACCTTTTGTTCCTGGGTCAGTTGTTGCCGGCCAACAATGGAAGTGCTCTACACCATCAACAGTGTAAGTTAAAGTTAAATGGTCATCAAATAGGTTAGTTACTTTTTGCCCTGTAGCAGAGTTACGTACTCCTATAATGTTAAGCATTAAGTCTTTACCTTCAAACCATTTGTAACCTTTAGATGCTACTGCAGTTTTTACTTGAGCTGCTGTATACTTAGGTGCTGCTTTTGGTTTAGCTGGTGCTGGTGTACTATCTACAACAATACCCATTTTAGCTAGTGTAGCAGGACCTACTACTCCATCAGGAGTTAATCCATTCTTAGTCTGCCAAGCTTTTACTGCTTCTTCTGTTTTAGGTCCAAAGTTTCCTACTGGATCTACACCTAATACTACTTGAACTTTTTTAACAACCTCGTTGTTGTCTCCTCTTTTAAGTACCATAATTATCCTAATTCTTCGTTATTACTTTCTTCTTCTTTATTATTATTCTCTGCTTTCTTTTTTAGGCTTAGTATTCTACCTGCTGTAGTAATACCAAAAGCACCTAAAGTTAAGATCATAAAACCATCAAAGATAAACTCTTTGATGATTAATTCTTTGGTAAAAATTCCTGTAACAACATCAACAAGCAATACAACTACCATAGCAAAGAAAGATATTACTCCTACAAATGCTTGCTCGTTTATGTTATTATCATCTGAAATTAATTCTCTAAAAAACTTTCTCATATTATTTTATTTTGTTTGTTTACTAGGTTCTTGAGTAGCATACTTGATACCCATAATTGTGCCTACTATTGAAAAGGCATTAGTTAATAATACACTAAACATATTACTCCAAGTTGATCCTATTATTTGTGTATCTTGTTTTGTAACAATAGCCATCCAGTATAATGTTGTAGTTACAAGTCCTACTCCTACTATAACAGCTAATGCAACTTTAACAATTATTTTTATTAGCTCACTCTGACTTTTTTTCATCATTACATCTAAGTCATTCAAAGCTGCATCTTTTTCTATCTCTATTGCATT